GTGGAATAGGAGTATAAGCCAATGACAAAATTTGAACAACTTGTTGAATTTATTATCAATGAGGATGAAGACAAAGCTCAAGAACTTTTTCACGAAATCGTAGTTGAAAAGAGTCGTGAAATTTACAACGACTTAGTTAACGAAGATATCGAAGAAGATCAAAATGATGACTTTGTTTCAGACATCGAAGCCGACGAAGAAGGCATGGACGTTAACGTCGAAGAAGACGATGATGACGATGACATGGATATGGAACCAGCTGACGATATGGAAGCTGACCATGAAGAAATAGAAGATCGTATTGTTGATTTAGAATCAGCACTAGACGATCTAAAAGCAGAATTCGATGCAATGCAAGAACCAGAAATGGACGACGAAGCACCAGAAATGGACGCTGAAGAAGAAATGGAAGAAGAATTTGCATTTGAAGCTGACGAATCAGACGAAGCTGAAGAAGACGGCGAAGAAATCGTTCGTGAGTACACAGAAAAAGTTGCAGCACCAGTAGGTGGCAGTGATGATAACGCAAACTCAACAGTTGCAGGTAAAAATGATATGGGCGGAACAGCCGGTAACATTGCACAAGGCGGCGACGAAGCAGGCGGAAAAGTTGCAGCACCAAAAACAGATGATGCTGGCAACAAAAACAAGCCAGGTGCAAAGCAAAATTTAGAAAAAGCTCCAGCACCTAAGAAAGGCGAGTAATAATGGTAACCCTAGTAGAGCAACTAACACCTAGTCAAGCAAACATTGTTAAAGAATCAAGCGAAGATGGTAAAAGCCTCTATATGAAGGGTATTTGTATTCAAGGCGGAGTTAAAAATGCTAACCAGCGTGTTTATCCTGTATCTGAAATTCAAACTGCTATTAAAACAATAAACGAACAAGTTACTGGGGGATTCAGCGTCTTAGGAGAAGTTGATCACCCAAGTAACTTGCGTATTAATCTCGATCGTGTTAGTCACATGATTGAAAATATGTGGATGGACGGTCCTAATGGATTTGGCAAACTTAAGATTTTACCAACACCAATGGGAAAATTAGTCGAAACAATGCTCGACAGCGGAGTTAGATTAGGCGTCAGTAGCAGAGGCAGCGGCGAAGTTAACGAAAGTAATGGAGAAGTTAAAAACTTTGAAATTGTTACTGTTGATGTAGTTGCACAGCCAAGTGCGCCTGAGGCATATCCTCATGCTATCTATGAAGGTTTAATGAATATGAACGGTGGTCAAACATTGTTCGATTTAGCCGGAGAAGCAACTCAAGACCGAAAGGTCCAAAAATACCTAACTGAGTCAATTAAAAAACTCATCAATGAATTAAAACTGTAACATACAGGAGAAGCAAATAATGTTTAATGCTATTAAACCATTAATCGATAACGGTTTGTTAAATGAAGAAGCACAAGCGCAAATTGAAGAAGCGTGGAATGCTAAAGTAGAAGAAGTTCGCGAACAAGCGGAAACTGATCTGCGTTCTGAGTTTGCAACACGTTACGAGCATGATAAAGCAAAAATAGTTGAAACTTTAGATCGTATGGTAACTGAAAGTCTTACAAGTCAAGTTCAAGAAATTGCTAACGAAAAATCAGCAATTGCAAATGACCGTGCAACTGCAATGGTTAAAATGAACGAGACAGCAGCACAATTTGAAAAGTTCCTAACACATGTGTTAGCAAAAGAACTTAAAGAATTTAAAGAAGACCGTAAAGCAAACAAAGCAGCACTCGAAAAACTAGAGTCATTTGTTGCTGAAGGTCTAAAAGCAGAACTAGTTGAGTTTAACGAAGATAAACAAGATCTTATCAATACAAAAGTTAAACTAGTATCAGAAGCAAACAACAAGTTTAATGCACTGAAAAAAGACTTCATTACTCGTAGCGGAGATGCTATTAGTAGTGCAGTTAATCACACTTTAAAAGCAGAAATTAGCCAATTAAAAGAAGATATTGCTGATGCACAGAAAAACAACTTTGGACGCAAGTTATTTGAAGCATTTGCAAGTGAATTTTCTGCAACTCATTTAAATGAGAATGCAGAAATGCGTTCTCTAAAATCACAGATTGAAGAGATGCAAAAACTACTAGAGACTTCAAAAGCAAATGCTGAATCAGCACAAGCAATTGTTGAATCAAAAAATCAAGAAATTAAGGCAATTAACGAAAGTGTTGCCAGAAACAATAAAATCAATGAACTAATGGCACCATTATCAAAAGACAAAGCATCATTGATGATGTCTTTACTAGAAGGTGTCGAAACATCAAAACTTAAATCACAGTATGACAAATATCTACCGGCTGTTATGACAGGCAAAGATAAAGTGTTAACTGAATCAACCAAATCAGTAACAAACGTTATTAGCGAAGTTACTGGAGACAGACAAGCCAGGGCCCAAGAAAGTTTACTAGATGATACAGTCAGTAACATCTATGACATCAAGCGTTTGGCAGGTTTATAAGAGAAAAAGGAAATAGAAAAATGAGTAACAAGCTCTTAGAAGAAAGCCGCTGGGGAGAAACCAAAGACGCCCTACTTGAGGGTCTAAATGGTTCAAAGCGCACAACAATGGGTGCAATTCTAGAAAACACTCGCAAAGCACTTAACGAATCTGCATCTGCAGGCGCAACATCAGCAGGTAACGTAGCAACACTTAACCGTGTTATCCTACCAGTTATCCGTCGTGTTATGCCAACAGTTATTGCTAACGAAATCGTTGGTGTTCAGCCAATGCAAGGTCCTGTAAGTCAAATTCACACACTACGTGTACGTTATGCAGATAACTTTACATCAAGTGCAGCAGGAGCACCAGGCACAGACGCATCAGCAGGCGACGAAGCATTGTCACCATTCCGCATTGCGCAAGGTTATTCAGGTCGTGCACCTGGTGTAACTAGTACAGACGGCAAAGCCGGTGGTACAAGTGCAATGGAAGGTTCTGCAGGTAACCGTATCAGTGTTCAAATCCTAAAGCAAGCAGTTGAAGCAAAAACACGTAAGCTATCAGCACGTTGGACATTTGAAGCAGCACAAGATGCACAAAGTATGCATGGTCTAGATGTTGAAGCAGAAATCATGGCAGCACTTGCTCAAGAGATTACTGCTGAAATCGATCAAGAGATCCTATACAGTCTACGTGCTCTAGCAGCAACAGAAGAAACATTCAACCAAAACGCAGTAAGTGGCACAGCAACATTTGTTGGCGACGAGCATGCTGCACTAGCAGTTCTAGTTAACCGTGTTGCAAACAAAATTGCACAGCGCACACGCCGCGGCGCAGGTAACTGGGCAGTTGTTTCTCCACAAGCACTAACAGTCCTACAGTCTGCAACAACAAGTGCATTTGCACGTTCAACTGAAGGTACATTTGAAGCACCAACAAATACAAAATTCGTTGGTACATTAAATGGCGCAATGCGCATCTATGTTGACTCATATGCAGCAGACGACACAGCAGTACTAGTTGGCTACAAAGGTTCAAGTGAAGCAGACGCAGCAGCGTTCTATTGCCCATACGTACCACTTATGTCAAGTGGTGTTGTACTAGACCCAGCGACACTAGAGCCAGTAGTTGGCTTTATGACTCGTTATGGTTATGTAGAACTAACAAACACAGCGTCATCTTTGGGTAACGCTGGTGACTATCTAGGTGAAGTTGCAATCAGTAACGTTTCATTCTCGTAATAGTTATTAACACA